CTGGCAGGCACCGCGAGCAGGCTGAGGCTATCGAGTTTGTGCGCCTGCTGATGGATGCGCCTATCGAACGGATTGCGATTGAGAACCCGATAGGCAGGCTGTCCAGCGTTATCCGCAAGCCTGACCAGATTATCCAGCCCTGGATGTTTGGGCATGGCGAGACGAAGGCGACCTGCCTGTGGCTCAAGAACCTGCCGCCACTTGTGCCGACTGACGTTGTGGATGGGCGCAAGCCTGCCGTCCACTGGGAGACGGGCTGGCAAGCAGCGGAGGAGCGGCGTAAGAACCGCAGCCGGACCTATGCCGGGATAGCAGCAGCGATGGCGGAGCAGTGGGGCCGCATCCTGGCAGCAGACGGGGGCGGGGGCGGTTACACGGCGAAGGAGAAATGACATGGCAAGTTCAACGATAAACGTAAAACTGGACGCCAAACAAATGGAGTACATACGCACCGAGTGCATGGACGCCATAGCCCGCCTGCAAGCTGAACGCGACGAACTGCGGGAGGCGGTGGATGCCGTGGAGTGGGTAATGGGCTATGACGGAGACTTATTTTGCCCGTGGTGTGATAAATGGATCGAAGACGGCCACGCCGGTAACTGCCAGCGTCAGCGTGCGCTGGCGAAGGAGTGAGGATGATGGATGAACAAGAACTTGTAAAGATTGACGCATGGGCAAGACGAGCCGCCGGACGGACAACGGTCGCTAAACTTGTTGCTGAATACCGCAAGCTACGCAACGAGCGAGATGCTCTGAGGGCGGCGCTAATGGCGGTTGAACATGTATCACAAGAGGACGCTGCTTATTGCCCCTGGTGTGATAGGTGGGAAGGCGACCCACACGCCGCCGGCTGCCAGCGACAGCGGGCACTCGGGATGGACAAGACGGGATGAGCGAAGTCAAGTTGTACCTGGGCGATTGCGCCAAAGTGATGAGCCAGTTTGACGATGGCTGTATTGACCTGACTGTGACCAGCCCGCCATACGATAACCTGCGCACGTATAACGGGTATGTGTTTGACTTCGAGGCGATAGCGCAGCAGCTTTGCCGGGTGACGAAGCCTGGCGGCGTGGTTGTGTGGGTGGTGGGCGATGCGACTATCAACGGGAGCGAGACGGGTACGAGTTTCAGGCAGGCGTTGTATTTTATGGAATTAGGGTTCAGTCTACACGATACGATGATTTACCAAAAAGCGGCGTTGTCTTTTCCATCTCCTGGTCGTTACTATGATGGTTTTGAGTTTATGTTTGTTTTCTCTAAAGGCAAGCCAAACGCCATAAATCTGTTAGCTGATAGAAAGAATCTCACGGCAGGCGGAAAGGTACACGGGACAGAAAGAAAAAAAGATGGTACTACATCTTCCGATCGTGCGTGTACTGGAAACATAACAAAACAAATCGGTATACGGTTCAATGTGTGGAGAATACCAAACCCTGGGCAGGCTGGAATGATACATCCTGCTGTATTCCCCGAAGCCCTCGCCCGCGATCACATCCTATCATGGAGCAACCCAGGCGACACGGTACTCGACCCGATGATGGGCAGCGGCACGACCGGCAAGATGGCCGTCAACTATCAGCGCAACTTTATCGGCATTGACATCAGCGAGGAATATTACCAGATCGCAGAGAAGCGCATCGCCCAGGCGCAGCTACAGATACGGATGCCGCTGTGACAGGGCAGCGGTTACACGGCGTGAATATAATTACACATGTTGACTTTTACTACACTGTGTGATATGATTGAGTTGTCAGTGGTGTCACTGTCCGAGTGCCAGCTCGAAAACAAGGATAGGACCGGCTGCCCTCATGGGTTTTTCAGTCGGTTGGTAGGTTAGCCCTGGCAGGCACTCCCCTATCCGCCGAACCAACCGACTGAAAAGTTCGTGAGGGTTTTGTTATCAAAAGGGGTAAGCGATGGCTAGAAAGACGATCACCAAAAAACTACGATTTGAGATATTCAAGCGAGATAGTTTCACGTGTCAATATTGTGGGCGGGCGGCTCCTGATGTAATCCTGCAGGCCGATCACATTCAGCCGGTCGCGAAAGACGGGGATACTGACATCACCAATCTGATAACGGCCTGCGTTGATTGCAACCAGGGCAAGAGCGACCGGGAACTGTCAGACGATACGGTTATTAGGAAGCGCAAGGCTCAACTAGATGAGCTGCAGGAAAGGCGCGAGCAGCTAGCAATGATGCTGGCTTGGCAGAAGTCATTGGCTAACCTAGACGACGAACAGGCTGAGGCCGTCAATGAACTATTCAAAGAATTGGTTCCAGGATACAGCCTAAACGATGTTGGTATCCAGAACATAAAGAAGCTAATCAAGCGCCACGGTGTAGCTGAAATCCTAGAGTGTGTGAGGATATCAGCGTCCCAATACCTAAAGTACGATGACGGCAAGCTAGACGATGGATCTGTTCGGAAGGCTTTTGATTACATTGGAAAGATAGCCAACAACAGGCGGCGGCTATCAGAAAAGCCATACCTAAACGACCTTTATTACATCCGGGGGATTATCCGCAATCGAATGTACTGCAACGAATGGGTTTGTATCGACCTATTAGAGAGGGCATACAAGGACGGCTACGAAATAGACGACCTGAAAGATATGGCGTGCAAGGCCCGCAACTGGACCCAGTGGCGAGATACCATGGAAGGAATGTTGACAGATGGGTAAAAAGCGATCAATCGACAGCAAGATAAGGGCCTCACAATCTTTTGCGAAATTGACCTACTGCCAGCGCGATCTGTGGCAGGGGATCATCGCAACAGCCGACGACCAGGGCCGTATGCCTGGGGTAGCAACTTATGTTAGGTCTGAGGTATGGCCGTTCGATGACATAAACCTATCCCAGGTGGAAGAAGCCTTACAAGCAATCGAGCAAGCTGGCTACATAGTGCGCTACATAGTTGACGATATGGTTTATCTACAAATCGTCAATTGGTGGAAGTATCAGCCGATGCAATGGGCTGGGCCGTCTGATTATCCAGCCTCGCCGGGATGGATGGATCGCCTGCGCTACCACGGCAAGGGAAACGAAATCATTGTTGAGAATTGGGATACTCCAGGCGGATACCTATTAGATGTAGGTAGCCAACTACCTAGAGAGCAACCTAGCAAACTATCTCGCCGCGATGTTAATGGTGAAGGTGAGGGTGATGTTAATGATGATGGTGAGGGTGATGGCGACGGCGAAGCCTCCAACGACAACCAGCCTTCACTGTTTCGAATTTTATTCGATGCCTTTATCGAAGCCTCTGGAATACAAGAATCAACAATGAACGTACACACCGCCGTTGATGAAATCAATAAGAAGTGGATACCTGCCGGTGTAACCGTTGAAGAGGTGAAAGCTGCCGTTGAAGAAATGCAGGCTAAAGAGTTTTCTATGGTCGGCCCGAAGTCCATCACGAACAGCATCAACATTGTGCGTTCCAAAAATAACGGCAAAGTGAAGAAGCTGCGCAACACCAAAGAGGCCCGCCGCAAGTATGCCGAATGGGATAGCCAATCATGAGCTGCGACCGCCTCACCGAATACGCGCACCTGTGGCTGGCGTTCCCAGGCGAGCCGCAACTGCTGCGTGAGATATGGCAGCACAAGATAACGTGTGCCGATTGCGAGAACGATAAACGGAGGTTCGATGAATGGCGCGAGCAAAGAGCTATCGACCATGATGAGCAGAGCGAGGGAAGAAATCAGGCAGCAGTCGCTACGGGGGAACCAGTGGGCGCTGATATTCCTGAGCCTGGACCCGCCGCTAAGAGAGACGTTGCTACAGCAGATAGCGATGCTGAAAGTTTGTTGCGCGAGTATTGGAGTAACGTCAGCGATAGAGCTCCTTTACCGCCTCGGACGCTGGGAAAGAAACCAATCGCGGGTGGACCGCCGCCGCTTCGAGCGCGTGATGGGCTCGACGCAAGCTGGTATGACTAAGAGGAGATAACCATGACTAACGATGAAATTCTAAACATGGAAGCCGGACTAGAGATGGACGAGCTTGTCACAGAGAGTGTTATGGGATGGGAGAGGCGAACGTTCAAACATGATGGTGTTGATTTTTGGCATCTTCCTGGAACGGCAAGGTGCGAACTAGATGTTCCGCCCTACAGCACCGACATTGCCGCCGCCTGGCAGGTGGTGGAGAAGGCCAGTTTGTTTAAACTTGACTGTCTGCAAATTCACGACTCAAGCGATTGGTGGTGTGAGATAGCTCTCGAGGGCCGTCCTTACGAGGCCACGGCAGACACCGCCCCGCTTGTCATCTGCCGCGCTGCGCTTTTGGCTGCATTGGGGCGTGTCACATGACCGATAAAGGCTGTGTAAATAACGATAGAACATTGCTTGATCTATGGTTTGTTTGCATAGAGGCTGAAATTAGTGGAGAGACTGAGATTTCGTTGAAGTCATCAGAGTTGATGACTTTATTGAATCGAATCAAACTTGCAGAGGTGGAAGTTAACGAACTCAGAACTATCAACGGACAATCTATTGAGCGAGCCGAAAAAGCAGAGGCGCAACCATGACCGAGAGGAGATAACATGACAATCTGGTTTACGTCCGACAATCACTTCGGACACGAGAATATTATCAAGTTTACTAACAGGCCATTTAACAGCGTCGAGGAGATGGACGCCGCAATGGTCAACCATTGGAACGCTGTTGTAGAGCCAAGCGATACAGTTTACCACCTGGGTGACTTCTGCCTGGGCGATGCAAATATGGCGCGGCGCTACTTTGCCATACTGAACGGACATGTAAAGATACTCGGTAACCCGTGGCACCACGACCGGCGCTGGCTGAATTGGGATATGTATACTGGTCCTGATGCGGAAGACATAGTCGAGGTATTACCGCCGATGGTAGTGCTTGAGTTCCCGGAATACGGCGACGATAGGTATCCGCAAGTGCTGGTGCTGTGCCATTATCCGCTGGCAGAGTGGGATCGCAAACATTACGGCGCGTGGCACTTGCACGGCCACAGCCACGGCCACAGCCACGGCAAGGCATTTGACATCGGCGTGGACTGCAACCATTTTAGGCCCATCAGCCTGAGTGGTGTTGCAAGACATATGGCGGCTTACACACCATGACCCCCATGCCCACGAACGACTGCCGCGAGCGCCGCCGCCTGCTGGCTGCCCGCATCAAGCAAGACGACGCCCACAACCGGGCCGCGTACGACTGGCACCTGCAAATGTGCGACATCTGCCAGCGCTACCTGGCCGAGATGGCCGCCTACGCGAGCGAGGCCGTGATGCCGGAGATGGAGGATGCGAGATGAGTGCAACACCTAAGCATATTGCGAAGGAAGTGCAAACAAAGACGATGGTAATTGACACATTGGAGGCGAGCGCATGACCTCCGACGCCGAAGCCGCGATGCTGTTCCACCTGCGAATTGCTGGCCTGCCCGAGCCGTTGGCTGAGTTCGTGTTCGCCCCGCCGCGCAAGTTCCGGGCGGACTTCGCCTACCCTGAGCAGCGATTGCTGATTGAAGTGGAGGGCGGAGTGTATCAGATTGGCAGGCATCAGCGACCGGCCGGATTCGAGAAGGACTGTGAGAAGTACAACCTAGCCGCACTGCTGGGCTACCGGGTACTGCGCTTCACCCCCGCCATGATTGAGCGAGGTGAGGCGATAGAGACGATTACAAAAGCGATGGACTACGAAAGTTAGAAAGTCGGAAAGTTGGATAAGTGTGCAGAACGTTAGCTTAAACCTAACAACCGTAGCACAGATGTAAGGATTAGGAGCGTGGATGATGGCTAAGTTTAGAAAGAAACCTATTGTGATTGAGGCTGAACGGTTCACCAACGAGACCAAAGACCGCGTGTTTAATTGGGTAAGTTGCAACCGCTATGCCGACTTTATTGATGGCGATCCCGTTTTGATTATCCAAACACTAGAGGGTGATATGACAGTACGCCCTGGTGATTGGGTTATCAGGGGTGTTCAGGGCGAGTTTTACCCCTGCAAGTCAGATATTTTCGAGCAGACATACGAGAGTGTCCCATGACCGGCCCATACTGGCTATACTCGCAAGCGCTCGCGCACTGGACGCCGCGCTACTGGCTGCCCGTGTACCGCGGGCGTGACTGGTGGCTGGTGGAGCGTGTCGCATGACGGAGAAGCAGGCCCTCTACGCCGCGGCCACCGACCCGCTGCCGTGGACGTGCCCGCATTGCGGCCAGGTGCTTGGCAGCGTGCAGAACAAGCGCGAGGCGATTGTGGAACTTGCGAGCGGGATGTTTGGCTCCGTGCGCTGGGCGGATTGCGCCGGGTGCGGGGAGCGGGTGTGGTTCGGGATCGCCGTCGCCGACTGGGCAGAAAAATATTATTTGGATGAGGAGAGTGAGTGATGGACAAAAATGATTTACAAGTTGAGAATGCAAGACTGCGGGCAGCGCTGGAGGCTGTGGAATGGCTAGAAATATTCATCGACAATGGTGGCTATGACGATCATTGGGAACATCGGTGTGTGTGGTGCCGGAACGAGAAGGACGACGGCCACGCCGACAACTGCCAGCGGCAGCGGGCGCTGGGTAGGTGAGACGGAATGAGCGAAGTCAAGCTATACCTGGGCGATTGTCTGGATGTTATGCGCGGGATGCCTAGCGGGAGTGCGGACGCGGTGATTACCTCACCGCCTTTTAACTTAGGCAATGGACACCATACAGGCAATATCAGGCACAACCCATACCATGATGATTTACCTGAGCCGATATATCAAGAGACGCAGATAAAAATTCTGGCAGAAATATATAGGGTTTTAAGAGACGATGGCAGCTTGTTTTATCAGCACAAAAACCGGATAAAAGACGGTCGCCAGATAACGCCCTATGAATGGTTGCTGAAAACGGACTTTGTAATAAAACAAGAGCTGGTGTGGCGTAATAGGTCACAGAACTTTGACAAAATAAGATTCTATCCACAAACAGAAAGAGTTTATTGGATGGCAAAACACCCGAGCGTTACGATTTACAACGTTATCAACGCCCCTGATATTTTCGACTGGCAGGCTGTTGGAACTAACGGAAGTCACACCAGAGCATTTCCGGTTGAGTTCCCTTCACAAATGCTTGCGTGCTTACCAGACGCTAAAAATGTTCTTGACCCCTTTATGGGCAGCGGGACAACGGGAATAGCGTGTTTGAATATGGGCCGCAACTTCATCGGCATTGAGATCGACCAGACTTATTTTGAGATAGCCGAGAAGCGGATAGCTCAGGCAAAACTACAAATCAGGATGCCAATATGATTTTTACGCCGAACCAGTTGACCGAACAAATAATCTATGGTATTGTATATCAACGCTGTGTAGATTGTTACACTCGTTGTAATCATATACAAAGTGGACGGATGTACGCGGAGTACATCACGTGGACCGGATGACCGGGAGCATGGAGGGGCGGGGCCTGCTGACGGACGACAACTGCAAACAAGGAGAAACTATGAACAATCCATTCAAGGCTTTATTGCTGAGCCGCAAGTTCTGGCTGCTGATACTGGATACTGTGGTGTCGGTAGCCACATTTTTTATTCAGAAGTATCTGGGTGGCGACGGCACTGATTACCTGTTCGTGATTGCTTCTATCCAGCCCGTATTCGTAATGATGATTGGCGCAATTGCTTACGAGGACGGCAAAAAGAAGGGCGCAACCGTTATTCACCAATATGCACCGATGGAACTTACCAACGACAACGCTCCCGACTGTGACTAGAAAGGATACTGCCATGATTGACACCATCCTACTGATTGCCGCCGCCGTGTGCTTTGGTATTGCCGCGTTCGGTGTGCCCGTGAAAGTAAACGCTGTGGCGCTGGGTCTGCTGTTCTGGGTACTCACCGCGCTAATCTAAAAACAAAGGGGCCTCATCGCATGGAAGCAATCCTACTCAAGCTAGTCGACCAGATACCCGTCGCTGTTCTATTCCTGATTGCGGCGGGTTACGCTATTAACAACTTTCAGAAGTTCATCACCAAGCGCGACGAACAGTGGCAGGCGTTCTTGATGCAGCAGGAAATCATCAACGACAAGCGCATCGCAGAGCGAGACAAGCAGAGGGAAGCAGACCGCCAGTCCACGGCCGCCGTGATTGCCGAGATTAGCAGGCTGACTGCCGGTGTCACTGAGTTCCGTAAGGACTTCGACCGGGCCGTAGTCAGGATGGAAGAACGGACCAGGCCGCGACCGCCAAGCAAGGAATAACGCACCTTACCATGCTAAATAAACTATTCAGGCGGGAGGAACAGCCAACCCATACCAGCGGGCGGGCTATCGTTCCACTTATCTCGGATACCCACGGCGGCCACTCTGGGGCGCTGATGAACCCTGACACAGTGCTTGAGCTTGAGGACCAGGAAGGCGAGATTTACGAATACAAGCCCGAGATGACTGAGATCCAGAAATACCTTTGGAATGTTTACGTGATCGGCCTGGAAGGTATCTCCGCCCTGTCTCGCGGCGATCCGCTTTTTGGTATCCACGATGGCGACAACATCGAAGGCGACAAACACCCATCCGAGCTAGTGCGCCCCGAGAAGCACGCTCAATTGCAGATAGCCGTTTACAACTTGCGCCCGTTTTGCAGTCTACCCGGCATGAGTTATCTCAGGCTAGTCAAGGGCACGGGCGCGCACGAGTTTGGGTTTTCGTCTGCGACTATGGAGATCCTGCGAACCATGCGGCTGCTGTATCCGGCCATTGACATGAAGGCCATAATGTTGGGGCTGCTGACCATCAACGGGGTAGAGATTGATTACTCCCATCACGGAGCATCGGCAGGCAGGCGCAAGTGGCTGGAAGGCAACGAGGCCCGCTACTATCTACGTGACCGCATGGTGCGCGACATATCCATGCGCGGCAGGCCCGCCGATATTTACATCCGCGGCCACTACCACACACCCCTGATTGAGCACCTGCGAGTGGACGGCTTCTGGTCGATCCTGCTGCTCATGCCCAGCATGAAGATTGGCGGGGAGTTTGCGGCCCAGGCAACCCGCAGCGTACCGAGTATCACCAACGGGCTGGCTGCTCTGGAAATCGAAGGCGGCAAGATCAGGGACGTTCACGAGTTCTATTCATCCGTGGATATGAGGACCAAGGAGGAGATACTTGTTTAGCATTGACCAAAAGAAACTATTGGGCGAGGTGCTGGACTTCCTCAACTCCGAATACGAGCGCCCGCCAGGCTCATTCACGCTTGCGGAGCTGACCGAATACGCCAATGACAACGGGCAGGAGATCACACCCGAGGCCTTACGTGGCAGGCTGCGCAGGCAGGCGAAAGAGCGTAAGGTTGAGATACTCAAGGTAGGGGGCAGGACATTTTACAGGATAGTGTAACATGTACAAATTTGTAAAGGATAACAGATGAGCGACCAACTACCGAGAGGCTACCTGCACGACTACCGGACTGAGAATATTGCAGACTTCGAGCTGCCCGTTCCGCTCAGTAACCGGATTACCGCATGGCTGACACCCGACCCGCCTATGGTTATGGGCGTGGATCTCAACCGCTTCCAGGCTGGCGAACTACTGGACGCTAAGGCCATGTACAACAGCGGCATCCGCTTTGCCATACTAGAGGCGACCTGGGGGTTATGGCAGCCGCCAACGTTCAAAGAGTTCTGGCCCAAGCTGGTGGACGCCGGGATCATCGTGCTTGGATATGGCTTCTTTCGCGGCGACCAGGCAGGCAGCGCCCAGGCTGACCTGCTATTAGAGACCATCTACCCGGCCTACGAAGCGCAGGGCTTTTGGATGCCGTTATTCTCGGACGTTGAGAAGTTCGCCGGTGACACCGCCACCGTGCCCAACCGCCTGATTAACTGGCGGGCATGGATCAAAGAGATCGGGCTCGAAGTAACCCCCGGCTCCTACTCCAACATTCCAAGCTGGCAAACGTTGATGAACAACGAGCCGCTACCCTCTGACTGCCTGGGCTGGACGGCGCACTACACCAGCGTCACGCAGCCGCTCATCCCGGTTGGCTGGACGCGAGCGCAGACACCGTTCCACCAGTACGGCGTGGCTACCAAGTACAGCTGGTGCCCGCCCGTGCCCGGCATGGCCTCGGACGTGGACGTTGACCGCTTCTATGGCGACTTCAACTGGCTGATGGCGTTGAGTAAGGACATCGAACAGCCGCTGCCTCCACCCCCGCCGCCCGTCGACCTGCAACCGATACTGGCCAGGCTGGACGCGCTGGAGGCTACGCAAGGCGACACGGTGCGCCTCATGTCCGACATGCAGGACGAGCTAGACGAACTGGATGCGCGGGTGGACATCTTAGAGAACCCGCTACCACCCCCGCCGCCCGTCACCCCGCCCGCGCAGACCTGGGCGCAGGTGCGCGTGACGCGTGACCCTGGCGCTAATGCTTTCCATGCGCTGACGAACAACGCCAATGGCTTCCCGATCATGGTGGCCTACACGCCGCAGATACAGTTCAAGCTGGGGCTGGTGCTGGACGTGTACCCAGACAAAGTTGACGCGGACGGATCGATTGACTTCTGGAAGCTGGCCCCGGCGCACGTGCCAGCCAATGCGCCCGCGCTGTACGTGAGAGCGGACAACGTGGTGAAGGTGTGAGGTGAGACATGGATGACATAAATGCCATAATCTTTGTTTTGTGGCCGATATACGTTTGGCTAATATATCCCCCATATCCAACGATTATATTGTTCGAGAATGGAAAGTTTACATTTAGGATGGACGTGGGAGGGTGAGAGCATGAGACGACAGCTAGATATACCGATGATGATGACGCAGATGGGGGGAGGGTTTCATCTGCCCTTTAGTGTGGATTTCACCGGCCTGACATCTGTTCCTGCCCCGTTCGCCGGGGCCAATCTATCTATAGCTGCCGGTAAGCTGATTGTTACGCCGACGTTGGGCGCTAACCTGCTTATCAATCCCACCTTTACAAGCTGGACAACCGACAATCCTAACAGCTGGTCAGCTACCGAATCGCCTCCCACCACAGAAATATCAGAGGTTGGGACTGGCGAGGGTCACGGCGGGGCGGGCACGGGGATGTGCAATGTCTACTCATCCGATGGCACGTTTGTGGTGATCTGGCAAACGGTGCTGACGGCAGGGCTATGGTACTGGGCAAACCTCGTAATCAATACCGTAGTTGCCGGTGGAATATCGCTGATCGAAAGCAATGCAAACGCCATAAAAGACTACACCACAGCGGCAAGCCCAACGATAACCTTCCCGTCCCTTAGCGGCGCAAGCCCCGGTCGTTTCGATATTCGGCGACTTGCCGGAGGCGCAGCAGACGTAACCATCGACAACACAGTTGTGAAAGCAATCACGACAACCACGCTTCTGGCTGCTGGTGTGCCGCAAACAAATACGCCAAACGTGATTGTAAAGGCTGGCTGGACGCTGACCGCGGACCTGCCTGCCGGAACGATTGCTCGCCTGGATAGTACCAGCAACCCACAGAACTTTCTATTGGCCTGTCACGACAGGACAAACGCTCGACTATACAAGTGTGTCAGCGGCACGTACACCAAGTTAGTGGATGCGGCGGCAGCTTATTCCGCGGGCGCAGATGTCGAGATACGCTGCAATGGGGAAACCGTGCAGCTCTACTACAACGATGTTCAAATCGGGGCAGACCAGACCGTCTCCGATGCTGCGCTCCTCGATGGCGGATATAACCTACCCTGGTCCACCAGCGCGGCCAATGCCTGCGGGAGTTTTTCAATCGCCCCTTTTTGAGCAGCCCTGGTACTGTCGCAACCTCCCCGTACCAGGGCTATACAGGAGCGGAAACGGCCTACAAAGGGTCTTTGCATTGCCACACGAACGAGAGCGATGGTGAGGGTACGCCGACCGAGTTAGCGACGGCATACGAGGCCGCTGATTACGACTGGGTATGCGCTACCGATCACGATTTCTTGACTGCTGATACACCAACCGCCGATCCTGGGGTGCCTGGGATAGTATGGATATTAGGACTGGAGGAAACGGTAACCCTGAACGAGCACAGCGCCCACATTGCGGTAGGCAACATCGCAGCGGGCGATCCTGGGGCAGGCACTCCGCAAGACGCCATTGATAACGCTCCCTATGCTCAGCTTGCCCACCCCTGGAGCGTAATCGGGCCACCAGCCGCACACTTTACGGATGCAGAAATGCTGGCGCTGACCGGATACGAGAGCATCGAGGTTACCGATCCTATCGATCCAACGGGGTGGGACGTGGTGCTGACGGCGGGGATGCAGGTAGGTGGCGCTCCTACAGACGATGCCCATACGCTGACGGCTTACGGTACTCTCGCACGCTACTATGTTTACGCTGATGCGCTCACGGTGGGCGGGATCATTGCTGCGTTGCAGGCGCTTGCGTGGTACGCCACTCAAGGGCCGACCCTGACCATCTCCGATGATGGCACTCGCTTACTGGTGACCACTCCAACCGCAGCGGACTTTACGTTCATTGGTTCGGGAGGCGCGACCCTAAAGACAGCGGTGAACGCAACCGCTGTCAGCTACCACTACCACAGCAGCGATGGTTACGTACGGTGTGTGGTAAAGCGATTGAGTGATAACAAATATGCCTGGACTAATGCGATATTTATCAACTAGGGTGCTGGCCGTGGGGCTGTGGCAGGGGCGGCGTGAGTAAGCGGCGGCTGACGTTCATTGAGTGGATAAGGCGGAGGTATGTGAGACGTGATGGACGGAAGGTAGGACGTGGCTCTAACAAACAAACAGCGCGTGTTCGTAAGTGAATACCTCAGGTGCTGGAACGCAACGGAGGCAGCTTTGCGCGCTGGTTACTCGGAGAGGACGGCATACTCACACGGTGCTCGATTGTTGAAAGATGTTGAAATTTCTGAGCTGATCCAGACCCGTCTCGAAGAAATACACATGGGCGCAGACGAAGCCCTGGCGCTGCTGGCAGACCAGGCACGCGGCGACATTGGCGAGTTTATGGACGTTTCACGGATGGGTTTCAACTTGCAGCTACTTGACGAAAACGGCAACCGCAAGAATACCCGCGTCATTCGCAAGATCAAACAAAAGACGACTATGTTTATCGCTAAGAATGAAAGCGATGAAGATAGGGAAGTGCATGAGATCGAGATCGAGTTATACGATGCGCAGGCGGCTATCGACAAGGTGCTGAGGGTACAAGGCAAGTACAAGGATAGTATGGATTTGAACGTCCGATCTTACGAAGTCAAAATAACGGATGAAGAAGAATGACGTAGTTCCAGTAAGCATCCAGCGCAAGGCTTTCAACGATGCTTACTTTTCGCACCTTACAAACTACGCTCGTATTCAGATACTTTACGGCGGGTCGTCATCTGGTAAAAGCGTATTCTTGGCACAACGAACCGTGTGGGACATCTTGAAGGGTGGGCGCAACTATCTCGTTTGTAGGGCTGTCGCCAAAACAATCAAGAAATCAACCTTTGAGGAAATCAAGAAGGTTATCGCCGCTTGGGGTATGTTGGCAGAGTTCAAAATCAACGAAACGGACTTCACAATAACCTGCCGTAATGGGTATCAAATAATATTTGCCGGCCTGGATGATATTGAAAAACTGAAATCCATAACGCCAGCGGTCGGTGTGATTACTGACGTTTGGGTGGAAGAAGCGACTGAAACCGAAAAGAACGACATCAAGCAATTGTTGAAGCGGCAGCGTGGAGGAAGCGCCCAGACACCCAAGCGGCTTACGATGTCCTTCAATCCGATCCTACAAAGTCATTGGATCTACGAGGAGTATTTCAGCGGCATTGCCTGGGCAGACGACCAGACTGAGTATAACGGCGAAAAGCTGACCATCCTAAAAACGACCTATAAGGACAACCGCTTTTTACCGCCCGATGATATTGATGACCTTGAAAGCGAAACCGATAAATACTATTACGAGGTTTACACAAGAGGCAACTGGGGGGTGTTGGGTAACGTCATCTTCACCAACTGGGAAGTGCGCGACTTGAGCGAGATGGTCGACCAGTTTACAAACAGGCGCAACGGGCTCGACTTCGGGTTTAGCAGCGATCCGGCGGCTATTAGCCGGTCGCATTATGACCGCAACCACAAGACCATTTATATCTTTGATGAACTTTACGAATTGGGTCTGACTAATGACGTTTTAGCGGTCGACATCAAGGAGATGATAGGGCAGGATTACATCACCTGTGACAGTGCTGAGCCTAAGTCAATAGCGGAGCTACAGCGCCACGGGGTGAACGCCCTCGCAGCTAAGAAGGGCAAAGACAGCGTAATCTTCGGTATTCAATGGCTACAGCAGCAGCGCATCGTTATTGATAAAAAGTGTGTCAAGGCCAAGAATGAATTTATGCAAGCCAAGTGGAAAGAAGACAAAGACGGTAATGCTATCCGGCAGCCGGTCGACAAAAACAATCACTATATAGATGCGACGCGCTACGCATACGAACAAGACAGCATGGCGTCTGTCGTCACTGTTGTTGCAAACCCGTTCTACTAGAGGTAAAACATGGGAATTAGAGATAATTTATCACGGATAATGAATAACCTGATCCACCTTGACGAGTGGCTGTCCAATCCTGCCACACGCGAGCGGGTTGAGCACATCGCCAAACAGCGCGACTACTACAACGGCGACCATGACCGCCAGGTGATCGTCAAGCCCAATCAGCGCAACTACAACATGACCGTCAATTATACCGGGCTGATTATCGAGCGCGGTGTATCCATGCTGCTGGGGGAGGGGATCGAGTTTGACCTCGAAGGTGAGGACGAAACACCTGAGCAGGCGCTCATCAACGAAACCTGGGATGCCAATAAAAAAGACATCCTGCTGCACAAGCAAGCCCAGTTCGGAGGCATCTCCGGCACATGCTACGTCAAGCTGCAACCAGACGGCGTGGAAAGCCGCATGAGCGATAACAAGCTGCTGGTGCGCATCATCCCGCTTGACCCGCTGTACATGCGAATCGAGACTGACCCGGAGGACATTGACACCGTTATCCGCTACGTGATGGAGTTCACCATCCAGGACCCTGTGTCGGGCGACAAGATGCAGCGCCGCGAGACGACCGAGCGCAACAGGCTTCCGACTGAGCAAGACGGTGAGGTTGTTAGATTTGAGGATAACGGCTGGACAATCATAAACGAGAAAAAAGACAGTTCGACCCACTGGAAGTGGAAACCGATGGGGGCAGATGAGTTCTGGGAATACGAGTTCCCGCCCATCCTCCACTGGCAGAATTTACCATTGGCCGGCAGCGTGTACGGCAAGCCTGATGTGACGGACGACATGATCGAGCTGCAAGACGGCATCAACTTCAACACGGCCAACATCCAGAAGATCATCGACTTGCACGCGCATCCGAAGACCTGGGCGACCGGCTTCACGCTGCCTACGGTAAACGCGTCCTGGGGTGTTGACGAAATGGTAACGACCCCGAGCGACATGGCGAAGTTCGGCAATCTTGAGATGCAATCCGACCTGACCAGCTCGCAGCAGTTCCTTCTCTCCCTGCGTCAATCCATGTTCGACATTGGCCGCACGGTAGACATCACCAGCCTGAGTGACAAACTTGGCGCGCTGACCAACTTCGGCTTGCGAGTGCTGTTCTTTGACGCTCTGGCTAAACTCGGAAGCAAGCGTGAACTATACAGCGAGGCGCTGGCAGAAATCAATCATAGAATACTTGTTCTAGCCGGGGCGAAAAACACGGACGGCGGTACTGTGGTATGGCCTGAGGCGCTGCCGGTGAGCGAGACGGAGGAGGCGCAGGCTGACCAGTTCGACTTACAGAACGGGATCGCCAGCAAGCAGACGATAGCAGCCAAGCGCGGCTATGACTGGGAGCTTGAGCAAGAGCGCATGGGCGATGAACAGGCGCAAGGCGACAACATTGGAGCGCTGATATTAAAGAACTTCAACAACGGAGGCGTGTGATTTACGGTTGTGATAACAATGGAAAAAGAAAGCAAGAGGCTATTTTAGGCGTAAATTCATGCTTTCGATAATGATAGTTATCGAAACCATGAAATGAAAAGGGAACAAATGAGCGGCAAAACCGCTCCCCTACCAACTTACTAAGGAGATTTACAAATGCCACAACACTTTCCAGACGACGGTCCCTTGACCAACAAAAGCAGCTACCTGAGCGGCACCGCTTGCGCTTGCGGCACGGTCTCAACCCAGGTTCCTGTGCCTGCCGGCGCATCCTTCGCCATGATCCATGCCGAAGGCGGCAAAGGCTACTGGAACACCAACGGCACGGTAGCTGGCACCGCCTCCCCTGGCTACGTCGCGGCTGACCAGACCGGGCTTATCCCGCCGGTCGACAACCTGAGCGCCCTGTATGTTTATGGCGAGGCTGCCACGATTATGCACGTTGAGTTCTACCAGGACTGATGCCCACCACTCCCCCTCCGGTCATCCAGGCCGCCGAAGCCTTCCGCGCCCAGCTCGCTACTAAAGACGCGCAGGCGCTCAATCGTTTGATCGACGCATACAAGCGCGCCTATTCGCGATTGGCTGGCAGCCTGGAAGCACTCACCCTCCGCATTGGCGAAGAAGCCCCCACCAGGGGCCAGCTTGTGCGCATGGAGCGTTACAAGGCGCTCATGGCCCAGACCGCTGAGGAGCTATCTGGCTTCCAGTCGCTGACCAAGAACGAGATAGCGCGGGCGGCTGAATTGGGGATCGACCTGGGCAGCAAGCACGCAAGGGAGCTGCTATCATACACCGTCACGGGCACGCCAGGGGTAGCCGCACGGTTCAACGCCTTGCCGAAAGATGTTATCCAGCAACTGCTTGGCTTCCTCGATCCTGCCGGCCCGCTGTACGACCGCCTGACCACGCTTGCGCCATACACAGCCAGCCTGGTGAGTGATGCGATACTCAGCGGCGTTTCTATGGGCTACAACCCGCGCAAGATCGCCGCTATCGTGCGAGACGCCTTCGGGCAAGGCTTGACGGATGCGCTGCGGTTTGTGCGCACGGCCCAGTTATGGAGTTATCGGGAGGCCAACCGGGCCACCTACCTGGCGAATAGTGATGTGGTGGAAGGTTGGATTTGGCATGCCGAAATGGGGCCGCGCACCTGTGCAAGCTGTATCGCTATGCACGGCACGTTCCACGAATTGAGCGAGCGGCTAAACGATCATCACAACGGGAGATGCGCACCGATCCCAGCCGTCAAAGGCTTTGGGCGCGTGCTGGAAGAAGGAGCGGGCGAAGCGTGGTTCAACGAGCAGCCGGAAAGTGTGCAAAGACAGATACTGGGAAAGGGCAAATATGAAGCCTGGAAAAGTGGCGGCACTAGCTTTAGTAGCCTTGTTGCTGTGCGTGACGATCCGGTATATGGCCCAATGCGTGTCGAAGCGCCCTTGTGGCAGTTCGTGGGAGCGGAACCGCCTGTGCGTCCGTGAGCGGCCTGTACTGTGGTCGTGGCGTAGGATGTTAGAGATGACGGAGGAAACATGGCCGAGATAAGACTTTTTAATAAATATAAGATTCGTTATTCACAAGAATGGCATATAAAATGCCCTACATGTGGATCTAGCGTCACCCTGCGACGCCCTCTCGATAACCCCGAAAAGGAGCCAGAAGAAATCTGCGGCAATTGTGGTGGTGAACTTATTGGGTTTATATACCCCGATGGATTTGAGTTTAAGAGTTATGTGATTGATGTAAATATATGACCGTTATCCCCTCCCCTGCCCCCGGCGATTTTACGCCAACCCTATTGCAAACGCAAAGGGATTGTGCTACAATGGACGCAAGAACGCGTGTTCTGCTTATGGCAGTACGCCAGGCGCTCATTATCGCACTCGGGGCGCTGGAGGATTATCTGGAACTGGAGCGTTCGATACAAAGACGCGTTCGATAATTAAATATTAGTCGCTAGGATTACCACGCGGCGCATTTCTTTGCCCAAGCCAGGATTACCGAGCTAGGGCGCAGAGATGCGCCGCTTTTTGTTTAATCCAAATTCACGTCTACTCGGACGGCAAAAGCGAGGGAGATAAAGATGACCGAACCTGTACAACCTACTGTAACCCCACAAACTCCTGACCCAACGGTAACGCCACCGGAACCTAAAGGCGGGTCTGGTAAGACTTTTTCTCAAGAGGATGTGGACCGCATTGTGTCCGAACGATTGGCCCGCGAAAAGGCTAAGAGTGAGGAAGCAGAGAAACACGCACGCGAAAAGGCGGAAGCAGACGCACTGGCTAAAAACCAGGAGTGGCAGAAATTGGCTGAACAACGAGCAAAAGAAGTTGACGAATTGAAGGCCAAAACTGCCCAAATGGAATACGAGAGTAAGCAGCGATCCATTGCTGAGGAAATCGGTCTGCCCGTTACTTTTGCCGACCGCATCCGGGGCGAGACGCCCGACGCGATGCTGGCCGACGCCAAATCTTTGCTTGAAGCAATGCCCAAGCAACCCGCTAAACCGAATGTCAGGCCGACCAACGTAGGCGGTAACGCCTCAGTTACCAGCGAGACAGACGAACAGCGGAGGAAAAGACTATTAGGCTAATTGCCAGGAGTAATAATGGCACAACTCAACACTTATAGCGATATTTCCAGTATCGCTCCCAACATCCAGGAAGATGCGATCTTCGTGATCCGCGAGCTGGGGCTGATGCAGTCCCTCGTGAAAACCTTCCGCGACGCCACCGGGGCCAATCCCCGCGTCGGCTATACCTATAACCAGGGCACCGTCACGTCCCTGGCAGAAACGGACGACCTGACCAGCTCAGCCTTCACGCCTTCCGCTGACCAAACCCTGACCCCCGCTGAAATCGGTCTGCAGTTCTTCGTGACCGACCTGCGGGCGGCCACCGATGCGCCGGAGGATGTCATCTCCGACGGCGGCCTGGAATTGGGCATGGCGGCTGCTGACAAAATCGAGACTGACCTGCTGGGCGATCTCGCCAGCCTGACCGGCGGCACCGTCGGCACAGCTGGCTCCACGATCACCTGGGGTTACCTGTCCGCTGCTATCGCTCGCGCCCGCAACGCTAACAAATCCAACACCATCCCGCTGAACGTCGTGCTTCACGGCTACCAGTGGGAAGTGCTGTCCAGCTCAGCAACCATCGCCGGCGCTACCGTGGCCGCAACCGCTCCGGGCTTCCAAGAGGAATTGACCCGCAGCGGGTTCGTTGCGACCTACAGCGGCGCTCGGATCTACCAGGTCTGGGGCGGGCTTGTCAGCACCAACTTCACGGGCGGCGTGTTCCCCCGTGATGCAATTGCTATCGACTGGCGGCGCGGCGTGCGGGTAGAGCCCGAGCGTGACGCTTCCCGACGTGGCACCGAGTTCAACATGTCCGCTGTATATGCTCATGGTATTTGGCGGCCCTCCCGCGGCGTCCAGTTCGTCTTCGACGCCAGCGCACCGACCTCATAAGGAGCATAAACCATGGCTAACAGTTTTGATGTCCACATCCTGACCTTCCCGGTGGTTCTGACCGCCGGAACCCAGGTTCCTCTGGTCCACCTGCCCGAAGCTGGCGGCGGGGCCACTGTCCTGGAAGCAAAGATGATTAATGCCGGTACGAGCGTCGGCCCGCTGCTACTCACCATGACCAACGTTGGCACGCCCGCTATCAGCGGCACGGTCGGCTACTTTGCCGCAGCCGCCGCCGGCACGATCACCGAATCCGCAACCATCCCCGCGGCCATGACCCTCTCTGATGGGTATGTGGCGGCTGGCGAATGGCTCGGCTTTGACCAGACCGGAGGCACCGTGCCCGCTGGCTCGTTCATCAGCGTCGCATACGTGAATGGCAGGGCTGGTTCCTAATGTAATCAAGGGCCGGGATAGGGTTCTAGATCCGATAAGTGTGCCTCCTCCTCACACTTCCCGGCCCGCCTGGAGGATAAGCGCCAATGGAGGGGCGCTGAACGATGAACATCCTTTGGCTTTCCAACGCTCCCTGGGCGGCTACCGGCTACGGTAACCAAACCCGGCTCTTTACCAAACGAATAAACGACCTGCCAGAATACAGCCTGTCTATCGCCGCTTTCTACGGCTTAGAGGGCGCACCGCTGACCTGGGACGGCATCAAGATATACCCGCGAGCCTACCACCCTTACGGGGTGGATATCGCGGCCGCACATGGCGACCAGATCAAGGCTGATGTGATTATCAGCCTGATTGACGCCTGGGTGATGGATGCCGACCTGCTGCAATCCAATGGAGCGCGCTGGATACCCTGGTTTCCGGTGGACAGCGAACCCTTGCCCGCGGCGGTACTAGGTAAGATCAAAGACGCCTACAAGCGCATCGTGTTCAGCCGCTTCGGGGAGAAGATGGTACACGACGCCGGGCTTGACTGCTACTACGTGCCGCACGGGATAGATACTAAGACGTTCAAACCAGGCGACCGCAAGGTGGCCCGCGAGCGGCTAAAGCTGCCGGAGGGTAAGTTCATCGTCGGGATGGTAGCGGCTAACAAGGGCTTTCCGTCTCGCAAGTCGTTCCCTGAGTGTATCTTTGCCTTTGCGAAGTTCCACGAGGAGCACCCGCACACCCTGCTGTACCTGCACACCACCAAATCAGAGCGGGGTGAAATGAACGGGATGAACCTGCCGGCCTACATCGAAGGACTGGGGCTCAAGTTGGGCGAGGATGTCATCTTCTGCGACCAGTATCACGGGATTATAGGCTTCCCAGACAACTACATGGTTGACCTGTACAACGCCTTTGACGTGCTGCTATCACCTTCGATGGGCGAGGGCTTCGGAATACCGATCCTTGAGGCGCAGGCTTGCGGATGCCCGGTGATCGTGGGCGATTGGACGGCCATGAGCGAGTTATGTTTCGCAGGCTGGAAGATCGCCAAAGAGCACTCTCACATGTTCTGGGATCAGGTAGGCGCTTACAAGTTTATGCCCAATCCAGCCGCTATCTACCAGGCGCTTGCACAGGCTTACACACAGGCCGGCAAGCTGCGACACAAAGCCCGCAAGGGAGCCGAAGGCTACGACGTTGAGCGGGTGATGGCGAAATACTGGAAGCCGGTGCTAAAAGAGATTGCCGCCCTGGTTGATGAGTGGAAGCCGAAGCACGTCCACGAATGGATCAAGGTGGGCCTGTTCAACCCTGACGGCTCGCTATCGACGCCCTGCAAGGCTTGTGGGGCCGAAGCACTATCCGAGAGGGGCAAGCCGACCAGGATCATCGATGGTGGTTTCGAGAACCCGGACAATCTTGAGTTCGTCCACCCTGACGGCCTGGAATGGCTGCTGCTGAGAGAGACGCGCCGGGACTACGGCGCTGACAAACTGAACCTTAACAAATCAAGCATAGTTGTAGACATCGGCGCTCATGTGGGGGTAGTAAGCATGAGCCTGGCGAAGCGCTACGGATGCAAGGTGATCGCCTTCGAGCCGAACCCGGATAACTTCGCCCGGCTGCTCGAGAACATCATAGCGAATAACTTAGGCAGCCTGATTACAGCGCTACCGTGTGCCGTGACTGGCGACGGGCGCAAGGTCAAGATCGGCACTGACACTGACAACAGCGGCGGCAATGATATATACGGGGATGGGGTAGAAGTCGAGAGTGTGACGCTAGCAGAAATCATGGATCGAGCGATCGGTACGGTTGACCTGCTAAAGATCGACGCTGAGGGGGCCGAATACGAGATCCTGAAAGACGTAGACCTGAGCAACATCCGCGCTATCCGGGGAGAGTTCCACGGGCAAGACGGTAAGGCGCTGCTAGATGCAGTCACAGCGAAGGTACCCGACACCAGGGTAACGCTGCAAGGATGGACTGGATGAACGAACACCCATTCCTTGAAATTACCGAACACGAATTACCTTTCGGCAAAAGCTATCGGACATATCACTGGCCAGCGAAGCCGTGGCAAGCGGTACTGATTGGCGACCGCGCCATTGAGTACAGGCACGAAATGCCGTGGAAATTAGTTGAAGTGGAAAGATACCCGGAGTGGCGTGGCAGTCTGTATGTAAGATCGGACGGCTTTCTTCTTGTCACACGATGCTTAATGGCAGTAAAGATAAAGGTCAAAAAACTACTTGAGTTAGTTTACTACCGCCTGATATTAACGGCTATGGTTTGGGGATTGGCTTATGTCCCAGACTTTGAAGCACCATCCTGGCGACATCTTGGGAAGCAGAGAAAATGGTAAGCATCGCAACGCCGTGGATGGGCCATCCTGAGCTGCTCGCCACCTACCTGCCGACCGTGCGCGGGGCCGAGGTTGTCATCGTGGATAACGCCAGCGACCCGGAGACTGCCCGCAAGCTACAGAACGCCGCCAGCATCTACATTCGCAACGAGGAAAACAACCGCTTTGCGAAGGCCAGCAACCAGGGCATACGGGTCGCTACGAATGACATTATCCTGTGCCTGAACAACGACACCGCCGCCCCTAGTGGATGGCTGAAAGATGTGGAGAGCACCGTAAAACCGGGCGCGTTCTACGGCCCGAGCGTGATGGTTCGCAAGGTGGACGGCAACCAGGTCAGGTACATCGAAGGCCACTGCATCGCCGCCACCCGCACAACCTGGGAGGCCGTTGGACTGTGGCCCGAAGATTTACCGGGCATGTACTGGGAGGATAACATCTTGTGCCTGCGGGCGCTTATAGCAGACATCCCGCTCATTAAGACTAACTGGCCCGTGCAGCACTATGGCAATTACACCGCCCGGCATGTGGTCGATTCGATAGCGTTCAGCGAAGACAACCGCAAGACTTTTGAGGACATGTACCGTGCATATCATTACCAGCACTAATCAGGCTGAGTTCCTGCGGGGGCTAAAAGCGTGATCACATACACGTCATTCAAGGACCACCCGCTGACTTCTATCAGCTTCTACCGGAACACCACCCGCTTTGAGCCGACCAGCAACGGGCCGCTGCACCTGGGACACCTGTACATGATCCTGGTCAACTACCACGAGGCGAGATCCACCGGCGGCAAGTTTGTGTTCAGGATCGAGGACAACAGCCAGGAATGGAACTGGCGCTGCGGTAAAGAGACCACGCAAGACTATATCAACGGCTACCGGGCAGACCTGGAATGGCTGGGTATCGAGCCGGATGAATGGCTTCTTGAGAGTGAGTTGGAAGCGGAAGTCAACGAGATCCGCGAGATGCTAGCTCCCGATTGGGAAGCTGAGAAGAAGGTCATGTACTTCGTGCCGTGGGTGCCATTCGATGAAGCGGTGACATACTACCCATATGCGCCGCACCTGACGATTAGTCGGGTAATCCTTGACTGTTATGCGGGCGTGACCCTGCTCATTCGAGGCAACGACCTGTTGACCGAACACTGCCTGTATATGCACTTATGCGACCGGCTGGGACTGCCTAAGCCTCGCTGCGTGTACCTGCCCCGCCTGCGGCTTCAAAGCAAAAAGGAGCTTCTGGGATCGATCAGCAAGACCAGCGGCGGTTTCTCTATTGCCAGATACCGTGACGAGGGCTGGAAGCCCAAGGACTTGCTCGCTGAATTGCGCCGGGCCTGCCTGAACGACCCAGAGGGCGATTGGACGATCAGGAACGTGAAGCGGGAGCCGCTATGGTCGATGTGACCATCCACTTGGGCGACTGCTTAGAGATATTACCTACCATCGAGGCGGGGAGTGTGGACGCTATCCTGACTGACATCCCCTACGGCACGACCGCCTGCGCATGGGATGAGGTTATCCCGTTCGAGCCGATGTGGGAGCAAGTCAAGCGGGTACTTAAGCCGCGGGGCGTGTTTGTGACTACGGCAAGTCAGCCGTTTACGTCAAGACTGGTTATGAGTAATGTTGGGTGGTTTCGCTATACATGGATTTGGGACAAAGGGGTAAGCGGCTCGTTTACCCTTGCGAAGTATCAACCACTTAGAACGCACGAAGATATTTTGGTATTTAGCCACAATGGGCATACATACAATCCGCAAATGGTAAAGCGTGATAGGCCAGCGAGGATTGGCGGAGTAAAGGGCGGCAAAACAACATCGGGAGGCGCATCAATTCAATATAACCCCGATAAGTTATCAGACAAGAAGGTTTATACAGACGCTTTCCCAAAGACAGTATTTTACTACTCGCCAAGAAGCGACAGAGAGCGCGGCCTACACCCTACCCAGAAGCCCGTCGCCCTGTACAAGTACCTGACGCTGACCTACACCAACGAGGGCGACACGATACTGGACATCGCAGCGGGGAGCGGCACAACCGGAGTGGCGGCGGTAGAGACTGGGCGCAACTTCATCGGGATTGAGAAGCGAGAGGACTACTTCGAGATTATGCAGAAGCGGATAGCAGAGGCGCAGATGCAAATGAGGCTGCCAGTATGAACGCACTAAAGCAATCGGGGGCGGGTATCTTCCTGGTGCTGCTGGTGCTGCTGGCCTTCTTCCAGCTTGTCAACCCGGTGTTCCTGTCACCCGTCAACGTGGCGACCAT